AAGCGAAGTCCTTCTTAGACAGGCAAAAGTCTAAATACTATGAAGAAATTAAAGCTGGAAGTAAACTCACTAGTGAGCAACAGAAAGCTATAGATTTTTTCAACCGTTACAATAAAGAAACTGAGCAAACTCAGAAAATAACAGAGTCTAACAAAAAAGTTTTTTTACAAAAGACCAACAACTTATTTAACGACCAATTCAAAGGTTTTGATTACAATGTCGGTGATAAGAAATATAGGTACAATGTTAAAAACGCTAAAGATGTTAAGCAGTCTCAAAGTGATTTAAATAATTTTGTTCAAAAGTTTTTGGATAAAAATAATCAAATGGCAGACGCTGCTGGTTATCATAAGTCTTTATTTACAGCTATGAATCCAGATGCCGTTGCTAAACATTTTTACGAGCAAGGTAAAGCAGATGCGATAAAAGATAGCGTAGCTAAAGCTAAAAACGTCGATGTAAATCCAAGAGGTACTCACGGTGAAGTGAATACTAATGGTATTAAAGTTAGAGTTCTAGGAGATGATTCAAATTCTTTAAAATTCAAAATGAAAAGAAAAAAATAATTAATTTTAAATTAAAAAATTATGGCAATTACTGCAGGTGATAATTTGAATAGCGTACCTCTTCATAAGAAGCAGGCGTTATCTACAAATTATTTAGATCTTTCCTCTGCTTCAAACGCAGGTTGGGGTCAACAATATGTTCCAGATTTAATGGAAAAAGAAGCTGAAGTTTTCGGACCGAGAACTATTTCAGGTTTCTTAGCTCAAGTAGGAGCTGAAGAATCTATGACTGCTGATCAAGTTGTTTGGTCAGAGCAAGGTAGATTACACCTTTCTTACAAAGGTGATATTGACGCTGATAACGTTATTACTATTCAGTGTGATATTGATGAAAATAACTTTGGTGCAAGTGGTATTACTGTTCACCATGGTATTAGAGAAAATGATACTGTTATTGTTGCAAACTCTAACGGTGTTAAAAAATGTTTAGTAACAGGTGTTGCAGACGGTGATGGGCCAGCTGGTTCTGGAG